GTGTATTTATTAAGTTTAAAGTAATATGAAAAGTAAATTAAAAATGATGAAGCGAGCAGATGGCTCGTATTCTCCACGCGGTTTATGGGATAATATTCGTGCTAACAAAGGAAGTGGTAAAAAACCAACTGCCGAAATGTTAAAGCAAGAAAAGAAAATTAAATCAGAAGAAAAGAAATAGTTATGGCTGGAGCTTGGCAACGTAAAGAAGGTAAAAATCCTGAAGGTGGATTAAACGCTAAAGGTAGGGCATCGTATAATTCTGAAACTGGAGGCAATCTAAAAGCTCCGGTTAAGTCTGGTGTTAATCCTCGCAGAGTTTCTTTTGCAGCTCGTTTTGCTGGTATGCTTGGAGCGATGAAGAAACCAAATGGCGAACCAACAAGGAAAGCATTAGCATTAAAAGCTTGGGGTTTTGGTAGCGTTGAAGCTGCTAGAAAGTTTGCTAATGCACATAAAAAATCTTAGATATTGCTTTCATCGTTTTGACTTAATAATGCTAAATCTTTTAGCAATCTTATTAGCGGTATTAAAAGCCCATCAGAAGTATTATTATCTCCTCCTTTTATTTTAAATTCATTGTTTTTATAATATACTCTACATACTTTTTTTAATAAATTAGTTGGTAATATAATAGCAGTATCAAGCATATCCATTCTGTATATCCAATAATTAGCCGTAGTAGTAGCCAATCCGCTTGGTTTATCTCTTGACCTGTATTCAATAAATAAATTACCAGTTTTATGGATAAGCCTATCACTTTTAACTTCAATAAGCTTGCCGTCTTTAAATAAAATATTAAGCCAATCTTCTGCTATTTCTCCAAAATCTAAATCTCGGGTAAAACTTGAAGAGTGTTTCATTAGTTAATTTTTAACTTCAGTTTGTTGTTCTAAAATTGCCTTGCCTGTATCTGATAATGGTCTAGCATATATCCTTAATTTTTTTTGTGTTGTGGGACATACAAAAGTAACGCCTGCATCTAAATATGCTTTAATTACTAATTCCATTACGCCATCAGAATCAGCACTTGCACCAATTACATGGGGTTCGTCATAATCAAATTGCATACAGAAGTCGCATCCGTTTAATGGTTCTGCATCTTGTGGAAGGTTTAGTTTTTTTTCTTTTTTAGCTTTTGCCATTGTTAAAGTTTTTGTGGGTGTTTTCAATATCTTGTAAAAATTCTCTTGCTTTTTCTACTTTTTGCTCAATGCGTAAAATATCATCTTCGTTTCTACTAACTTCAAACATTAGTATTCTTTCGTCCATAGATATATCATCAAACTTCATGTTTAATTCTAGCTTCATGGCTTCTCTTACAAACTCTGGGCTTTCTTCTGATATCACATCTAGCTTTTTAAGTAGATAATACTTCTCTTGTTCAATAATATTATCCGGTGTATTTACAAGGCAATAAGCAATGGTTGCTTTGGTTTTACCGGTAAGCCACATATATGACATCATTTGCCAATAATATAAATTATCAAGTTTATCTGGGATATTACCTAAGAATGTCCATAGGTCATAACTAGATTTAATATCAATAATTCCATCATCAATAATATCTGGTAGCCCTGTTATGTATTTATTTGAGAATCTTTCCGTATTTTTAGCAAAAGGTTTTTTTAGATACATAGACAATAAATCAATCGATTCTTGTTCTACTTCAATACCTTTTTTCATTTGCTTTGTTTGAATATCTTTCACCCTATTATACTTATTAGAAATATAAACATCAAGCAAATGTCTTTGTGCGGTTTTAGAAAGCAAACCAGCTTCTTTATCGGCTTTAGTTACTGGCTCGGTCATTATATATCCTACAGAGCTTGCTCTGATTAGTGTTTCATTCCAATTCATAATTATAAAGATTTAAGTTTTGCATTATAGATTTCCATTAGGTCTGGATTATTTTTAGCCATTAATTCCCAAGCTCTTAATTCATCTTTAGTCTTGCAAGCATTAATAAACTCTGCTGTTTTTTCTGCTAAAGTTTTTTTAGATTGGGTTGGAATAATTTCATCAGGTACTTCTTGGTAAAATTCATTTAAATCTTTTAATTTAATTACATTTTGCTTATGATACTCTTCTACAAGTTCTCTTGCATAGTCAAGGGCTTTAGTAGCAGACTCACCCTCGTTAAGGGCAAATTCAACGCCAATTTTTTCAGAAGAATAGTTCCCTAAGTTAAATGTTCTAGTGTAGTTAATAGTTTGTATGTGCATAATAATAGTTTATTTAATTCTGGTTACAATGGTTGTGTTGTCAATAGCTTTAATCTTAAATAGTTTGTCTTTGTGGGCTTCTTTTTTCTTTAAATTAGATACCATAACCATTACTGATGTGTATGGGTTATCTAACCTAAGATGTTCGCCTAATGTTAAGTCGGCTACCTTACTGGAAACCGAATCGGGGGAAATACTTCTTGCCATGTTGTGTGTTTTAACGCAAAATTAATTTAATTAATTTAATTAAAAAAATAAATTTAATTAAATATTTGTATATTTGTGCTGCATAAGACATAGTTAAAGGTTTAACGGTTATCGCCCTTACGTTTTTACGTTGAGGGCTTTTTTTATCAAGTTATAACTTTATTTTGCCCTTGCTTGATATACATAACCCATAGTTGCTAAAGCCTTGTATAGTGTTCCTGTCGTTATTCTACCTTGAGCATCTCTCCTTTCCATATCCATAACACCTTGTTTTGTAATACCAAGTTTTTGACCAAGTTCTTCCATACTCCAATTCTTTTCAAGCCTAGTTTGTTTTATTAATCCTATTGGACTCAATTTTTCTTCGGTTAAACCATATTTCCACATTAAATCCTTATCTAATGCTTCAACAAATCTTTCTATTTCATCATTATAGAAAAACCATTCGCCATTAGATAAAAGATGTTTAAAGGCATCGTGATAATTTTTTTCATCTACTTTGTTCCCTTTAATTAGTGCTAAAGTTTCTAGCTTAACTGGGCTAGACACTTGCAACTCTTGAAATCTTTTTTTAAATCGGCTAGTGTAACCAATTTTAACATAATCTAATTGTTTAACGATATAAATCATAACTTTACTTTTTAGCAAATATAAGCAAAAGTAAAGTAATAACTTTGGGTTTGTAAATAAATAGCTTGACTATTTTACTTTATCCCTTAAAAGTAACATAACAATATCTATATGTTACTTTTATGACACATTATCGTACGAATAAGTGTATCAATGTTACAATTATAAGCAGGATATTATAATATAGGTACAACAAGAGTTTATAATGTTCACGAATCCGTGAAAGGTTTAAAAATGTGAAAATTTGCGTAGTATGACTACCGACTTTGGCATTTTGCACCTATTTATATTCATTTGCACCTATTTGTAACAAATTTCACCCTTTATATGTTACAAGATATAACAAGACCAATTTTAACATTTAACAAATTATGTCACAATTATATATAAATCAGTGACATATTTACCCTTATTTTGTTACAACATTTTACATATTATACCCTAACTATTTGACATATTGTCAAGTTTTTTGTGCAATAAACTTGACAAATCATTGTACTATGTTCCCAATTTGGTTACAAAGTTCTCTAATAGTAAACTTTATCAATCACAAAAGTTACCTAATAAGGCAACTTTGAGCCGAAAATGATTGATAAACGGCTCATTTTTGAGCAATAAAAAACCCCATGTCATTCTAAAACATGGGGCAGAAAACTAATCTACAAACTATGATAACCACCGTAAAAATACAAATTATTTTTCAATAAATTTCTTTTTTACCAAGTTTAGCTTTGCCCTGTATTCTAGGATTAAGCCTTTTAGCTCATCTTTTGTAGGTTTTGCTGTTTGTCTAGCTGTTTCTCTTAAATAATCAACTACAGCATTATTTTCTTCGTGTAATTTATATTCAAATTCTTCTATATTACCAGTTTTAAAGTAATTACATTCCATACACTGTGGTCTGCAATTAGCTTCTAGCCATCTTGTACCTAAATTTGACCTACCCATAAAATGACCGCATTGTATTTCTGCAATTGTGTGTTTTTTACCACAAGTATAACATTCAACGATGCCGGTTTTATCTGCATATCTATTTCTAATGTATTGACTAAATACATGGTCAAGGTCTTGAACAAGATTCTGAAAACTTTCTGTATCATCTTCAAATTCTTCTAATCTTTTTTGCGTAGAGTGTACGGTAGCGCATTGTTTACACATTTTCTTTGAAAACCAATAATCAATATTACCACAATTAACGCAACGCTTTTTCTTTGTTATAATTGTACTATTGTATGCCATCTTTTTTTATTTTATTTCTTTCTTGATTTTTAATTATTGGTTTATCTAATTTTTCTTGACCTTTTTTACCAGTATATAACATTTGTATGTCAAAGTAAAAATCTTCTTTATCATCTTTTGTTAAGTCGGGATGATTTTTAATCCTGTGCATTATTTCATCTTCTGTTATCCATCTTTCCATAAGTTATTTGTTTTGGTTAAGTATTTTATCCTTCTTGATAGTGTTCACCTTTTTGTGATATTGCATCTAATACTCTAAATAATGGTACAAGTATTGCCCCATTAGTATAGACTTCTTTTTCATCCAAAAAAGCATAATCCATAATAAAGTCAACTACTTTAGTGTCTTTTTCATCCGTAATATATTGTAATCTACTACTTACGGATATGTCGTTTTTTACTATTTCTTTATTCATAGGTTATTTGTTTTGGTTATAAGTTTTTAAGTAATCTTCCATATCTTTTATGTCATATTCTCCATTCCAATTTGGATGATTCCAACAATGCTCAAATATATCTTTACTCTGTTGTTTTTCTTTTTCAAGTGCATTAGTTAAAATATTTTTAAACCAATTTAATTCCTGCTTCATCATTGTAACCTCAAATCCAGTTAATCCATCAAACTCATTTAATCTTTTTTTTACTGAATCTAATACATCTTGAATAGCCGTTTTCATAGTAATAATTTCAACAAAGATAATTAATTTAATTAAACCACAAAATTATTTTAAAAAAAAGTTAAAAATATTTGGGAATATAAAAAATAAGACTATTTTTGTTCCTCAATAATCAAAAACAAATTTATGGAAATTAAAACTGAATTAAGACTCCACGAGAGAATTAAAGAGGCTTTAGATGGGCGTACACAAAGGTGGTTATCACTTAATGCCAAGATACCAGAATCGGAATTATCACGAAAAATGCAGGGTAAATTATTATTTACTGATGCAGAAATAACTCGTATTAACGAGGCGCTGAAAACCGATTTTATTAACGATTAAATAAATTCTAATGGCTCGCCCAATAAAGAATTACTGTGATTATTTTCCTCACGATAGAGATATGCGAAACCATAGAAAGGTTAAAGCTATTCGTACCAAATTTGGGGTTATTGGCTATGCAATATGGTCTATGACTTTAGAATATTTAACAGGCATTGATGGCAATGTTTTAGAATATTCAGATGTAGAATTTGAATTAATGGCCGGTGATTTTGGAGTTTCTGCCACAGAAATACGGGACGTACTGGATTACTGCATCAAGTTGGAGATGTTATTCCTAAATAATGGCTTTATTAACTCAGAATCGCTTGATGAAAGACTAATTCCTGTGTATGAAAAAAGAGGTCGCAGTAAGGATAATAGCAAGAAACAACAACGTGTGAACGGTAAATTTGTTATCAGTAATACCGTATGTAACGGAGTTTCTGTGGCAGAAATACCGCAAAGTAAAGTAAATAAAAGTAAAGTAAATAAAAAGATAGGATATAGGGATAATATATTTTTGCTTGAAAAAGAACATGAAGACCTTTTGAAAGATTTTGGTAAAGAGGAGGTTGACAAAAGTTATGACTATCTTTCTTCATATAAGCTTGAAAAGTCCTATAAAACAAAATCAGACTACCTTACTATCCGTAGATGGGTCATAGACGCCATTAGGAAGCCAAATAAGACACTTTCTAATAAAAGTGGAGGGAAGTATCAAAATGAATTAGAAACCGCTAGAAACGCCTTTAAACCAATTTCTGAATAATGATAACAATTTTTAAAAACATCTTTTCTAAGGAACCAAATTACATTTCTGTTGAAGCTGCGTTAAAAAGAATACAAGAAGGTAAAAGTAAATCAACTGTATCTGAAATTAGAGGGACAATTGATAAAGAAAAAGCAAACAAGATAAAACTTAACCTCCCTTCGGTATGTTTTAGTGGTAAATTTGGAGCTGATAGGACCGATGCACAGCTTATTGCACATAGTGGGTACATAGTTTTAGATTTTGATAATGTATTTGAGCTTAGAGATAAGCAAAATGAGATTATTTCACATTCATTCGTGTATTCTTGTTGGATTAGTCCTTCTGGTAACGGATTAAAAGCTTTGGTAAAAATAGCTAATGGTCAAA